CAATGGGAGGTCTGGCGCGGTCTCTCGGGCCGGTGGCACGCGGTGCGGATCGGGCCGAAAGGGGGTGAGTTATGAGCGATGAACCCCGCGACCTCACCCGGGACGAGATCGTCGCCTGGGCACTGGGAACGACGCCCGTCCCACAGCAAGGTGCGGCACGGGCTGAGCCGGACCCGCGATCGATCGATCGGCGCCATCTGCTCAGGAAGCCGGAGGGCCGAGGGCACATCACGCGCGGACCACGGCCCATCTCGCGGGTGCTTCCCGCGGTGCCGGCGATCGCCAACCTCATCCAGGCCGATCCGGCGCGACGCCAGGAGATCCTCGGGCTCGTCGCCGACCTGGCGGCCCGACTGTCGGCGCCCGAGGGACGGCCCGGACCGGTGCCCCTGGCAATCCCACGAGCGCTGGTCCTGCGGATCCTCGACCTGGAGCCGTTCCTGGAGCCGGCAAAGACCTATCGGCTGCCGATGGCCGGCGATGAGTCCGTGCTGGCCACCGGCGCCGAGCTGCTGGCCCTCTGCCGCCGCTTGCTGAAGCTGCTCGATGCCCGGGATATCCGGTCAGCCCGAAGAGCACTCGGCAAGCTCCGAGACGTCGCGGAGGGCGAGCCATGAGCGAACAGGCTACAGCCTCCATCGCCGGGCCGGCCGGCCGTACCGAAGAAGTCTGGTCCCAGGTCCTGCGATGGGTCACCAATGCCTGGCGCGCCGCGGCGCGATGGCTTTGGGAATTCCTGATGGTGAAGGTTGACCGGGACGCCTGGGAGATCCGCATCACGGACCGGGAAATCGCCAATTTCTTCGGTCGCTCACAGCGATGGGTCCAGTATGGGCTCGCCTTCCTCAAGGCGATCGGAGCCGTCAGCACGTATTATCGCTATGGTCCGCGCGGGATCGCCGGGCGCATGATCGTCATCCATCGAATCCCCGCCCAGCCCAGGACGGCGACGAGCAGCGCCGGGCCCGAGACGTCCGGCTCTCAAACGAAGCGGGCCTTCGATTACGGCACGCCGGCCAGGGCGCCCACGCCCGAGGAGCTGGAGGCCGCCCGGCCGCCGACCCCCGAGGAGATCAAGGCCGCGGCGGCGCGGGAAGCCGAGCGCGAGCGGAAGGTCAAGGGGATCTGGGATTCCCTCACGGACCATCAGCGACGCGCAATCGAGGCCTCGATCGACCGGGAGAACCCCGGCCTGCGCCAGCGCTGGCCCAACATGTTCGTGAGTCTCTGTATCGGCCGCTGCGAGGTCGAATATGGTCTGTCGGCCGATTCGAGCTCCGAGGATCCTCGCGCCCCGTAAACGTGGTACCGATCTAGCCGGGCGGACGCGCGATCCGCCGTCACCGGCTTCCCTTGATCCGCTCATTCCGATTCCATGACCCGCAAGCTTGCAACAGCTTGGCGGGTCGCGGTGCGCGCCGCGCTCGCGGCCAATCCCCACTGAGATCGATATCCATTAATGCGTTCGATATCCATCCAATCAATCTGAAGGGTCCTTTCGATATGAATGCGATCGTTCCCTTCGATATGAATGCGCCAGTCCCTTTCGATTCCCCCTTTAACCCCCTTATAAGGAAAGAGATTAGGGGAAATAGAGGCCGCGTCGTCGTCGGAGGGAACCTCCTCCTAGCGGCCCGGGGGGGAAAGAACCCCGCGAACTGCTGAGGCTCACCCGCTCCTCCATCGTGGATAGGACCGCGGGCCGCGGTGCATCCACTCAATCGTGTAAAGCCAGCCGCCCCGTGTTGTTTTGGCGACGCCCGGGGCGACTGGCCGTGTGAACCGAAAGGTCGCCCCTCCGGTGCTTCCTCGGGAGTACACCCGACTGGATTCGAACCAGTAACCTTCGGTTCCGTCATTCGCTGCTGGGTTCGCCGCGCGGCTCAATCCATCCATGTGACAATTCGGACTGGGTAATCTACGGTAGAGTGTCCCATCCAATTCTCACCCCGAGGTGTCCCATGAATGACGAGTCGACCGTCCCCGTCCCCTTTGCGCGCTTCGCGGCCGAGGTGCTCGCCCAGTGCGAACCGCCCATCCGCCGGATTGCGACCTACCGCAAGATCCGGCAGGTGCTGGGCGAGTTCGCGGCGATCTGCCCCACGACGGCCGACCTGTCACGGTCGGCTGTATTACAATGGGTGGCCGCGCATCCCGAGCGGCGACGTCCGACGGTCCGAACTCTACTCAGCTCGCTCCGGACCGCGATCAACCTGGCCGGGGCCGATTATGGTGTGATCAATCCGTTCCTCGGGCGGAAACTGCACGCCTTCCTGCCGTCCGGGATCTATCATCCGCCGATCCGCCGTCACTTCCCGGCCGCCGAGCTGGCCAAGGTGCTCGTGCGATGCGATTACGAGGCCCTGGGAGGCTGCTGGGAGGCCCGGCGGCTCCGGGTGGTCATTTACCTGGCCGCGTTCACCGGAGCCCGTGCCCGCGAGGTCCTCGGCCTTCGGGTCGAGGATATCGACCTGGCTCAGGGGTTCGTGAAGATCCGGCCCAACGAGCGGCGGGGCCTCAAGGCGGATGAGCCCAGCCTGCGGGACATCCCGATCGCCGCGCCGCTGGCCCGGGTTCTGGCCTCCTGGATCGGCCGCTCGGACCGTCGCAGCCCCTGGCTGATCCCTCACCAGTACCTGGATGGACCGTGGCTGAACGGATCGCCGCGGAATAAGCCCCTGGCCCGGGTGAAGGCCCTCGGCGAGCGTGCCGGGGTCTCCGGACTCACAATCCTGGCCTTCCGGCATGCGTTTGCCACGCTGGCCGACCGCTGGCAAATCGGGCCCAAGGCCCTCCAGGACCTGATGGGCCACAGCTCACCGCAGACCCAGTGGACCTACCGGCATACCGACCCCGACGAGCTCCGCCGGGCCGTCGACCGGGTGCGATTCGGGTGAGGGCTGGCCATCGGCCATGGCGACGATGGCCCTGGCCTCCCGGTGCGAGAGGCCGGAGAGGGCGATCGACCCCTCAAAGGTGAGGTCGACCAGGCCGTCCTCACCATACATCAGCTCGAGCGCGCCCGGCCCGAAGCAAAATCCGACGTGCGACGGCAGGGGCAGGGGCGTCGGGTCGCACGACAAGCGCGATTCGGCTTCCGCATTCACCGCCCGGCCCTCCGCACCCGGTCCCGTCGATCCGCTCGAAACGCGGCGGCTTCGCCGCTACGGATACCTTACAGCGCGCTACGGATCGTGAGAACAACGTGTTGGTAGAAAAAATATTTGCGCCGGCCTAACCAGACCGGATTGCCAGTCCTCGGCTCCGGGAGGTAGATTGAGGCGATCCCGGCGATTGGTCCGCCGGCGACCGTCCCTCCCACCTACCCGGAGCCGGGTCATGGAGAGTCTACTCGCGCGCGGCGTCGCGTGCACCGAGAATTTATGTGATGAGTCGATGCCCGCGATCGACGATGTCCCCCCGTGTCCGGGATGCGGGGGCGTCCTGGACCTCACCCAGCCGATCGCCGACCGGCCCGATCTGCTGCTGGGGGTCTGCGCCGGCGCGGGCTGCACGCAGTGGTCGGCACTCGGGGGCTGGACCGGCCGCTGGAGGATCCAGGCCCGGGTCTTCTGGCCAGTCGAGGTACCGTGATCCGCGCACGAAAAACCCCTCCGGGAACACCCCGGAGGGGAAACGCAAGACGAATGGCCCGAGTCTAGCCGGCCGCCGGCTCGCCGTCGAGGTCCGGTCCGGACTCCCGGATCACCGCGCCCCAGCGCGGGGGCTCGAGCGGGCAGCGCTCGGCGGCGAGAGTCAGCTTCGCCGTGGTGCACCCGCACTGCCGGCACCGCGATCGCTCGCGGTCATACTCGGGGCATTGCCGGCAGATCGCCAGCCGCTCCTGATAGACCGCGCCCGGGACCAGGACGGGCTTGCCGCGGGCGGCGCTCCGGACGGCCCGGACCACGGCACCCGCGAGGTTGGCCGCCTGTACCGCCGGCGACGGGTATTCGCCCCCACTAGGGCGCTTCTGGACCATCCGGGCCCGCCAGGCCTGGTGGTCCGGGTGCTCGCCGGCGCAGAGCTGCCGGTACCGCTGGTGACCCGTCCGCGCGATCTCCGATTCCATCGCCTCTTGCCATTCTTCCATCGTATCCCCTCGCGATCCCGATCATGAGGTAATCGTGACGGTGGCGCCGCTGGGCCAGGGGGTGCCGAGCATGCTGACCTCGAGTTCGAATGGTTGGCCGACGCAGGACGTCACGGCGTGGCTCGCGGCCGGCTGGGCATAGCAGTTGCAGCCGGTACAGGCCCCCTGGGCTCCGCTATAGGGGGAGACGGGAGCCAGGCATTGGCAGGAGACCTCGCAAAAGTCGAGGTCCTCGGGCGACGGTACGGCCGGACCTGGGAAGTCGTTGCAATAATCCGTGAAACTTCCGTAACCGGGAATCCCCGGCAAGCAGTCGCTCGGCGCGCCCGTGCACGCTCCGCAATACGAGGTGCACCAACTCGCAGTGACCGCGGCGGTCCCGCACTGGCACTGCGCCATCTCATAATAGATCGTGAACGCGATCTCGCATTGCCCGAACGTATTGGTGGCCGATAGCGCACCGTCCCAGACGCCCGTCGCCGCATTCCAGGACAGGCTCGTCCCCCCATAGACCGAGTCCGTGAGGGACAGGGTCGAGGGTAGTGGCGTCGCCGCCGGGGTCGCGGGTGGTCCGCAGCCATAGCCCGTCGCCGGTGAGAGGTTCACGGTGATCAGCGGCGGCACGGTGCAATTGCTCTGGTTGCAGATCTGGCTGATCGCGTAGGAACCGCTCTGCGAGACGTAGTTCTCGGCCGTCACCTCCCAGTCATAGGTCCCGACGGCCGTCTGGCACCACGCCTGCGTCTCGCCCGAATCGTCGGTCACGAGCGTGGCCCCGTCGATCGTGACCTGTGCCCCCGAGACCGGATTGCCGCAACAGCCGTTGACCTGGAAGGTGACACAGCAAAAGTCCGCCGAGCCGGTCGGTACCAGGTACACAGTATAACTGTTGTCGCAAGCCATCGTCATATTGGCATCGAATGTGTTATATCCCGATGCCGAAATGACGACCTCGTAGGTCCCGGCGGTCTCGACGTTCAGGGTGACGCAGCCGCCGGAACCCGTGGTCCCGCTCACCGTGCCGCCCGCCGTCAGGGTGACCGTGACGCTCGCACCCTCCACGGGGGGTGGCGTACCGGTCGAACAGCCCAGGACGCAGATGGTGACATCGCAGCCGCCGCCGCCGCCGCCGCCCGAGCAATGGCAGGCGCCGATATCCTGATACACGAAAGCAGATGCCATGAGGTTTTACGAACAACTCTGGGCCAGGACCTGGTAGTCGCCGCTGCCGTCCGGCATGACCTGGATCACCAGCGACACGACCGGGCTGGCCGGGTACCAGTTGTTCACGGTCTGACTGCCCATGCTGGTGATCGTGCTGCCTGCGATTTGATAGACGGTGGCCGTGAAGCTCCCCGGAGTCACCGGCGCTCCGCTGGTCCAGGTCGCTCCCCAGGACCCCGAGCTCGGAGCCACGCAGTAATAGCGCGGGCCCGTCGAGGACGAGCCGCCGCCGCTGGTCGTCTGCCAGACCGCGGTGAGCTGCTGGCGCGCGTTGGTGAGCTGGGCCTGGAGGGCCGTGATCAGCCGGTACAGATATTCGACCCGTAGCGCCAGGGTCCGGAGCTGGGATTCGATCCACCCCACGTGTCAATCGCCTCCCAGGGGATCGGGGAGCGTATTGGCCGCGTTGTACAGGTCCGCCAGCCCGCTCCGGGCGCCCCCGTAAAGATCATTGAGCCCGGCCTGAGACTCCGCCCACGGATTGCCCGCGGGGGCCTCTGCCTGCCCCGCCGGCGACTCGATCGACTGGGGTGCGTGTTCGGCAAGGTTCTGCTGCCAGCTCGCGGCTTGCTGGGCCGTACCGGCCCGGGACTGGACGTTCGACTGGTCGAACTGGGCCTGTGATTGGAGGGCCTGATCCGAGCCCACCATCACGGCCGACGCCCCGTGGAAGCTCTCACCGCCGAACGCGACGCCCTGGATGCTCGGCCGCAAGAAATTGCCCGAGCTGTAGAGGCCGCGGCGATTGCTGACTCCCAAACTCATCTCGTAATTGGTCCCGCCCTCGGGGCCGCACCGGAAGGCGATCTCGACCGAGACCACCGGCAGCGCCAGCGACTCCCAGCCCGTCGTGTAGCCATTGCCCGCGATCGAGATCGCCTGACCGGGGGTGAGGAACGTGGCGTCGAGCCCGTAGTAGGGCACGGTGCCTTCGACCACGACATCCTGGATCGCATCCAGCAGTTCGGATGCGAACGTGTTCATGTTGTCCTGGTTGCTGTAGTCGATCCAGTCGCTGACGGTGACGATCTTGGTGCGCTCAATGCCCTCGACGGTATAGAGCGTGCCCGAGTAGGTCGTCGAGGTCGGCGCCCATGCCTGGAGGGTGCCGATCGCCACCGGGATGAAGGCTTGCACGTTGGTCGCCCACGTGACCGGGGTATTCAGCCCCCCCACGCAGACCTGCGTGGGCTTGGCGAAGTAGATCAGGCCGTTGTCGGGGTCGAGGGAAATCCCGTCGGAGACCGTGGTGTAATCGGGCGGCGTGCCCGATGAGCCCCACATCACGGTGCCGATCGGAGTGCTCACCATCTCGGCCGAGGCGCCGCCGGCGTAGAGGTAGGGCACGGGGTAAGGAAAGGCGAGCTGCATGGCCGCGGCGATGGCCGAGTTCGTGACCTTATACCTCCGACCCACGATATTTTCGCCGGCATCGAGCCCGAAGAGCTGGTAGCTCGTGTAGGTCGTCACCGGCAGCGGGCGATCGAGGGTGAGGGTCGAGGTCCCGCCCGCGGTGAGGGCCGTATTACTGACCACCCGCGCCGTATAGAACTGGTAGACGTCGGAGGCCAGGGCATCGGCTGTGACGATCACATACCCTTGCGCCTCCCCGGCGCCCTGACCCCAGTAGTTCGCCGCCCAGGTCTCGGCCGTGTTGGAGCTGGTGACGACGATATGCTCGGTATCACTACAGGTACAGGTCCCCGCGTCCTGGGCGGTGCCGTACTGGTTGGGCTGGCTGTAATCGGAGGGACTCCAGGCCGCTTTGGCCTCGGCGTTGGTGTAGGAACCCCACGCGAAATCCTCCTGGAGTCCCCCGTCCGTGAGGGTCGAGCCGGGCCAGGGGAGGGTCTGGATCGTCACGGGGACGCAGAGCGTGTTGCCGCGGACGAGCACCTGGCTATAGCGGTCGGAGAGATCGCGGGTGAGCTGGGGCATGCCGACGCGCGGATCGTCCCCATTGAGGGTCAGCGTGTTCGACGTGAAGGTCCGCTGGTCGAGGAACCGGATATTCCCGCTCGGATCGACGTGGAGGAAGTGGTTGGGGTGGCAGGTCTGGACGAAGCTCTCCAGCGACTGCAAGATCCGCTCGCCCGAGACGATCACGCGCCAGGGCGGGACCACCTCAAGCGCGCTCAAATCGGTGGTCGTGACGCTCGGTAGGGTGTAGGTGGGCGGCGAGCCCGTGGTCGTGTAATTGCCGATGCCGGCCGCGCTCAAGGGCCCGGCGTTCTCGCTCATCTGAAGGATCGCGGTCACGATCGCACCGACGGTCTGACCGGCCCGCGATCCCAGGAACAAGGGGTCATCGCCGGGGAGGTTCCAGACGGAGGTGTCCGTGAGCGTGATGCTATCTGTTACCGGGATGTAATTCGCCCGGTTGAGCAATCCGAGGGCGCGGTACTGCCGCGTCCAGCCGACCGTGTCGGGATAGAGGTCGACATAGCCGACCACGTCGCCGCTGAACACCGTGGTCCCGGACAGCGAGAGCGAGCAGGACTGGCCGGACCAGGAGTCCGGGAGACTGCCGAGCTGGCCCACCAGGCGATTGAAGCTGAGCTCGGGACAGCCCCCGCGCACGAGGGTGCGGACGGACTCCAGCACGGATGTTGTCGCGGCGAAATTGACCGCCGATCCGTTGATCGTGAGGACGTCAGCCATGGGTTACTTCGAGGGTTCCCCCTTAAAACGGAGCGCCCATATTCATGGCGGTCTGGTTCCGCTGCCATGTGGCCCGGATCTCATTGGCCACGCGAGAGCCGCGGCGGGCGAGGTCCTCGACGGTCTTCACCAGGACCTCCTGGGACTGCACCGTCTGGGCCATGAGCTGGGGGAAGTCCCGGCCGAGCTGCTTCTGGAGCTGGCCCAGCCGCGCCACCGCCGCGGCCTCCTGGCGGTCGTTGGTGAAACTCATGGGATTGGCCAGGACCTGCTGGAGACGCAGAGCTTCGGCCTGTCGCCGCGCTCGCTCCATGGAGAAGTTGGCCGCCTTGGGCGTGTGCGCGAAAAATTGCTTCCGCTGTTGCTCCTCGCGCTCTTTCAAAGCCTGCTGGCGCCGCTCGGCCGCATCCATCCGGTCCTGCCGCTTTGTCGCTTCGCGCTGCCGTTGCGCCCGCTTGCCGGCCGCACCGGCCCGCGCTCGCTCGGCGAAGGCCTCGCTGGCCTCTTGATCGACCTCGAAGTCGGCCTCCTGCTGCGCGATTTGTTCCGGAGACATCTCCTGGAGGGCCTCCAGGCCCGGCACCCCCTTGGTGCGCCCGAGGAGCTCCCGCCGTTTCGCCGCGCCGGCCGGGCCGGCCTGCTGGGCCCCCACGACGATCGCCTCGGCGAATTGACCCTTGGCGGTTTTCTCGAGGAGGAACCGCCGTTGCTGGGCGGCTTCCCGCTCCCGGGTCAATCGGCGTCGGACCTCGGCCGCGGCTCCCTCTCCGGCCCCGGCCACGCCCGGGGCTGCCAGGGCCGCCTGGACGGATGCGACCCGCGCCTGACGCTCGATCTCCTGGTCCGACATCTCGGCCGCCGGGCCCAGCAATCCCCACTCCTCGCGCGTCCCGGCGGCCGTCAGGGCCGCCTCGACGGTCTTCCGGCCCATGCCCCGCGTGATGGCTTCCCTGGCCATCTCGGCGTGCGGCCTCTGGCCGAGGAACGCGGTGATCGTCTCGGCCGAGGTCTTCTCGATGTCCGTGGGGGCTTCGGTCAGCTTGAGGAACGCCTGGTGCGTCTTCTCGATCTCGGCCCGGAGCTCCTTGAGCTTCTCCTTGGCCTTCTCGGCGGCTTCGCCGCTGATGCCGCCGAAGAACTCCTTGATCTTGGGCATCGCCAGGTAGGCCGCGACGCCGACCGCGGTGAACAACCCGGCCAGCCCCGAGCCCAGGCCCAGCGCGTTCGTAAATCCCTCGATGTTGTTGAGGATCCCGCCGAATCCCCCCTGGACGAAGTCCTGGACGATCCGCCCGGTCTGGAGCATGGCGTGGCCGGTATTGACCGTGGACTTCTCGACCTTGTCGAGCCCCGCCGCGGCCGAAGTCGTCGTCGTCTTCAGCTCGTCGAGCTTGGTCACGACCTGCTGGACATTTTCCTTGCTGACGCCCAGGTCCAGCAGGAGCTTGATCACTTCATCATTGGCCGCCAAGTCGATCCTCCGCGGAGGGATCCCTGCGATTGTTAGAATTCGGATCCGAAGGAAACGAAGGGGAAGAGCGACCTCAGCTAAAGGCCAGCGTGAAGTCCGAACCCGCTGATGGGTCCCACAGGTTATTCGAGGTGTTCGTCTGCCAGTAGGTATCCGCCAGCGGGAGCTGATCCTCGAACGGGTCATACACGTTCTGGGCGTTCAGGTTCATCGTGAAGCTGTGCGTGCCATTCGTGAACTCGATCGAGACCGACTCGCTGGTCAGTCCCTCGTAGGTGGTCCGGTCGTCGGGCGAATGGTTGTACTGAAGTCGGCTGGCGACGGTGGTCTTGCGGCCCATCCACCTCAGGTACTGGAGGAACCGGTTGTTGTAGTAGGACCGGGCCAGGGTGTTGTTGCTGGAGATCGTCAGCTCGGTGATGGCCGACCGGCTCGAGCCGCCGATCGTGACCTCGCCGCCGCAATGGATCCACTCGACCAGATCGACGGGGAAATTGTCGTCGGCCGGGGCCGGGAACGTGCTGGACGAGGGATCGCTCGAGCTGTCGAACTGGTTGCCCTGGGGCGTCGAGGCGCTGATCTGAAGGGTGAGCGTGGCGATCGTCGAGGACTCCGAGCAGGAGATCGACCATGAGTCCACCTTGGCGCCCAGGTAGACCCGGCGCTTGACCGTCCCGTCGAACTCGATGATCCCGTGGTAGATCGCGCAGGAGGCGAGGTCGCCGGCCGGCTCGGTCGTCGTCCAGGGGGCCGTCTGGCCGGTGTTGATGTTCACGCCCGCCCACGACAGCAGGAACGGGGCATGGCTGTAGCAGAGGTTGGTCGTGAGCTGCCCCTGGCAGGCTAGCTTGTCGCTGACCCGCTGGGCCATCACGGCCACGCCGCCGCCGTAGGGGATCTCCACCTGGACCGGCCGGGGCCGCATGGTGAACTGGTTGTCGCCCGGGAGCCGCTGGTAGTAGGAATCGGCGTTGGCCAGGCCGTAGGTCGTGGACGTGGTCCAGGTGACCGGGCTGGTCTTGGGGGTCTTGAAGGCCGACTCTTTGACGATCATGAGAAACTCGCGTGAGGTCGCACTCATGTGTTGCTCACTCCTCGCGATCCGAGCTGGGTCTGGACCATCACGCGGATCTGGCTGTGGGAATGGAGATAGGTGATATCGGGCTGCGGGTCGAAGGCCGGCACCGTGAACATCGGGCTCGGCGGAAAGGCCCCGGCGGCGCGCAAGAGTGCCTGGTTGGCGGCGAAGGTCGTCTGGGTCGGGGCATAGATGGCCGCGATCACGGCCCGCCAGAGGTTGTCGAGGTCGTCGGTGTTGTGCCCGGCCACCAGGATCTCCAGGTCGAGGAAGAGCGGCCCGATCATCGAGTCGGGCGCCAGCCATTTGTCCCCCGCCCCGACCGGCGTGAGCCGGATCGCCGGGGCGAGGTTGACGCCCAGGTCGGCGGCGTCGTTGGGGCCGCCCGTCCACGCGAGCCAGGTCTTGACGATATTGGCCAGGATCGGGTCATTGCGCAGGATCTGCACCAACGTGCGGAAGACGGCCGCGCGTTCCGACTGCGGGAGCGAGAGGGGCATTCAGGGGGTCCTGCCAAAGGCTTGCCGCACGAGGTCTTTCGCCCAGGCCCGCAGCGCCGCGGAGGCCTTCGCCATGCCCTCGGGCCGGACCCCGCGGAGGTCCCGGCGGGGGAGCACGACGTTGCGGGATCGGCCGCCGCCCGTCGCCCCGTTGAAGTGATAGTGGAGGAACCGGCGGCCCTTGCGGTCGACGACCTCATCCCAGGCCCCGATCGCAAACCAGCGGCCGTCGGACTCGCGGCCCTGGCCGGTCTTGAGGTTGGTGATGACCCGCGAGAACTGCCGCCGCGGGGCCAGGGGCGGCCCGTCCAGGAGCCGGTACTCGGAGCTGGTGAGGTTGTTGTGGAGTCCGCTGGGATGGGTGCCGATCCCCGCGAACTGGCCGCGCTTGAGGTTCGCGCGCTGATTCAGTCGCTGGAGCTTGGTGACCTTCGCGGGACCCGGCGATTTGGGCCGGTAGGTGACCGGGACCATCGGGAGGCCGTCCTTGTCGGTGCCGGCGAGGACGCCGCGGCGGTTGTCCTCCTGGATCACCAGCTCCCAGTGGTCCATCAAGGCGCGCGCGTCCGGGTTCACCAGGCGGCGGAAGGCGTCGGCCATCCG